CTTAGTACATCAATGCCACCCTCTTCGGAACCATTGATCATTATCCAATCACAATTCAATTGCTCACAAAGTGCCTTTGCAACTGTGGTCTTACCAATACCTGGTGTACCAGAAAATAATAAGTTAGATAATTCACCTTTGTCTATGAAAGACTGAAATAAAGTTTTTAGTGATTGTGGTAATATACAATCATCAATTGTTTTAGGTCGATACTCCTCGACCCATAGAAAGTCTGCACTCATTTTTCACCTTATTAATCATATAATTTATTTAAAGATTCTAGTTTATCTTGGGCATGTGCCAAGGTATCTAGTTTCTTCTCAGCGGTAATAACATAATCTATATGTTCAGCAACGCCAATGGGACCAGTTAAGAAAGTTTGTAAGTCTGCTTTAGCAACCTCGATATCACCTTCTAATTTTTTTCGTAATGCTGTTTCAATCATTTTGAGATCCTACTATCAGGTTCTAAAGCAATCCAATACTGAATTGGCAACTTCTTATTTTGAAAATGAGATATTGATTTTGAAGATACTGATACATCATAATCACCAGGGAACATTTTTAAATTTTCTACTTTAAAATAGAAAGTATAATCTGCTGTAGCACCTTCGCCTACAACGATATCAAAGTTGTTTGATGTATCATTCTTTTTATCACATACTTTTAATACGATATCACCACCATTTGTTCCTATCAATGCCATATCTGGAGTTTTAAGAACAGCAGCCATCTTCAATAATTGATTTAGATTAGATTCAGATAAAGTAAAAGTTACATCTGCCTCAGGCATATTAACTTCTTTAGTTGGCGATACGATAACTGATGGATCAGAATAAAAGTATTTTGTTTTTGACTTACTGCCTTCAGCAGCGATTGTCATATACTTATCACTTAAACTTAATTCAGGTTTGTTTGTACTTGTAACTACAGCAAGAAATTCATTAAGGTCATAGATACCGAACTCACTTGTAAATTCTTCAGTAATCTCTGCCTTCGCAAAAATATTTCTCATAGTAGAAATAGTAGATAGTGTTTTTCCAGGTTTAATTAATATATTAGTATTAATTTCTGAAAAGTTTTTTAATGTATCAATTGTGTTTTGATTTAGTTTCATTATATAGATTCTCCGTTCAATGTTTATAATATGATTATACTCTTATTTACATCAAGAGTCAAGCAAGGGGCAGAAAATAATCTGATACCCGCTAAGTTTATCTCCGAAAATTAAAATCAACCCCTTGCAGTAAGGTCCTTACTTATGCATTATTTAATTTTAATTGTACGAGGTTTCTTTTCCTCTGGTACAATTTTTTCCACATCTATTAAAAGCATTCCATCTTTCAATTCAGCAGCATTTACAACCACATCATCTGCAAGTGTAAAAGATTTAGTGAATTTTCTTTTTGAAATACCTCTATGTATGACCTCATCATTTTTAGATTCAGACTCATTATCAACCGATTGTATTTTCAGTTGACCATTAGCAGTTTCAACAGAAATGTCTTTCTTGCCAAAACCTGCAAGTGCCATTTCAATCTGCCAATTGAAGTCATCTATCTTTTTAATGTTATAAGGGGGAAATGTTTGTACCTTTTGGTGTGCTAAATGCATATCAAAGTGGTCAAACAAGTTGTCGAAGCCTACTGAAAATGGGCGTAGGTCATTCCAGATTTGTAATGTTCTATTCATTTTGTTTCTCCTTTTTAAGCGAGTTATAATTTGAGTCCCATAATTGGCAACTCATAGTTATTTATATAAGTACGATTTAAAAAATGTCAAGTACTTAGAAAAAATATATTGGCGGAGGTAGGTCTCACCCTCTCTTATTCCTAACTTGTCTTACCAAGTATGTCAGTATAGACTGCTACGAAGACCAATGGGCCAATATAAAAACGGCGATTGTTTCTGTCTGTAATAAATCACGACAAGGCACAATCGCCAAAACCCAAAATGGTGTCTTTGCGGAAGACACTCTACCTCTTAATACCAGGACTTACGAACTGCCTAGTATTACTATTTATACAGCAAATAGACTTAATTGTTAGAATAAGCGTATTTTTGTTTGCCATATAAAGCACGGATGCCAGCAGCAACGATTTCGTTTGTAGTACCTTTAAATACTTTTTTCACGCCTGCAGCCAAAATTGCTTTAGTGGGTGTACCCATTCTGTATGAAGTACCAGAAGCATTTTGATTTATGTAAACCATATGTCCTTCTGTTCTAAGTTGATCAACCATTGCTCTTGGCGATGTAAGATCGAACCTATTTCTTAATGTAGTCCATGTAACAGGATTACCTTTTGATAAAAGGTTTAGTACCTTTTGTTTTTTTGACAGTTTATTAGCCATTATATATTATCTCCTTCAAGATATTGTCGCCTAAATTAACGAATATCAAATACTGGCGACCGTTCGCATTTGATATATTATAAGAGTTAATCCGAAGATATTTCTCTTAAATATTTTAACCTCTTTGCCTTAGCAGATCGTCTTAAAGACTCTTTATGTTTTCTTTGTCTTTTAAGAGTAGGTTTTTCATAAAATTGTCTTTGCCTTAATTCTTGCATAAGACCATCTTTTTGTAATTTCTTTTTAAGTATTCTTAATGCCTTCTCAACATTATTACCTCTAACTTGTACACTAATTGCCATTAATCGTTTTGTCCTACACCTTGATATTTTTTAATGTAATCAATCAACCAAGGATTATCTACAAAGACTGAACTCAATCCATTTGCTGTAGTGTTTACAATTTTTTCTTCTTTGTCTCCAACATCTTCACATAATCCATATTGATAAAATATAGCATGTAATATTTCGTGAAGTAAGGTATTCGTTCCGTGTACTGTTTCTAGTGCCGAAGTTTTTAATCCAATTTTCGCACTTGTGGCAAAAAACTCACCTTGAGCATCTTCGGTAGTAGCAAAAGTATCTGGCCAAAAATCAAATTGATAATTGACATAACCAATTTTGATATGATCTGGTATCGGATAATTACTTTTTTTATTTTTTTTCATATGTTTATTATACTCTATTTAATTGTTAATGTCAAGCCCACTCTAATTTTATCATAATTTAATTCCTAATGTTATTAATATGCCAAGTAGTAGCATTATTATAATTAATAATTCAAGCGCCATAAATGTATGGTACCAAATCCACCTAGTCTTATATGCATTGTCAATGGATAGATCGTCAGGATCTGGTTCTTTATAACCTGTGATATCTGTTTTAGGATTTTGTTTCCAAAGTATTTCTATTGCTTTTTTAAACATAATAATTTTCTATGTTATAAGACGCCCGGTAACAACTCCGGGCGTCCACTACATTATGGATAGATTTAAGAATAAATATCTTCCTCACTATCATTGGATTCGGTTTGTGTTTCTTCTACTTCAGGTTGTCCCCAAGTAGCAACATCTTCGCCGCCATCAATCTTAGTATATAAATCTAAGAATGAAGTTTTGGTATCAAGGTCGAATCTGTTAGTACACATTTCAATTGCCTTCATTTTGTTTTTGAAGATTGAGAATGCCTCAACTATATGAACTAATCTTCTAGTAGATATAATCTCATCAACGCCACCTTCATAGAAAGTTTTACGAATGATATCTGCCCAGTTGACTAGATCAATAGCAAATTTCTCGTCTTGTTTACGAGTCAACTTTTTATCTGACATAACATTGTCTAGAATTTTGTTTTCGATCTTGTTAGTAGGATAAGACTGTTCGACTGTGATTGGAAATCTCTCAAGAAATGCCTCGTTAAGAACATTGGTACCGATGAACTTACCATCATCTGAACCCTGCCCCTTAGTATTGGCAGTTGCAATCACATTGAAACCGTTTGCAGGTTGAACGAACTTGTTTATCTTTTTAAGAAAGACGCCATTGCCTTCTAAGATAGGTTGTAAACACATAATCTTATTTGACGCAAGGTCAATCTCATCTAATAACAAGAGAGCGCCTCTTTCCATTGCCTCGACTACTGGGCCGTGCTGCCATACAGTCTGACCATCTTGTAATCTATAACCGCCAAGTAAATCATCTTCATCGGTCTCGATGGTAATGTTTACTCGGATACATTCTCTTTTACTTTGAGCACATGCCTGTTGCACATTCATTGTTTTACCGTTGCCCGATAAACCAGTAATAAAGATTGGATAGAATTGTTTACTTGAAACGATTGACTTGATATCTTTGAAGTGACCCCAAGGCACGAATACATCATCTTTGGTTGGCACAATATTGCCAGTCAGCGATGAAACAATCATAGCGGCCTTGTTGACAGTATCAACAGACTCTGCCGTTTCAACTTTTGATTTTTGTTTAACTTCTTTAACGACTGGAGAAACATCATTACCATCAACTGGTAAAGTGTAAACGCCTCTGCCGATTTTGTATTTGTCTGATTTTAACCAACCAGGATTTTTAAGACCATTGTTGTCAATATAACTATTGATTTCTGATCTAGTCAATTCGGTCTTGCCATACTCAGCAAATAACGCCTCGACTAATTGTTTTTTGTTGTTATCTAATGTCATTTTTTACCTTTCATAATGTAGTTTTTTTTAGATATACTATTAGCTTATCACTATTTTAGCACTTTTTCAAGCACTATCGGGCATATAAAAACATTGTATTTCAATGACTTGCCCGAAAGTTTGTGTTGTATTTTTGCAACACTCTGAAAAATGGGGGTTTTTCACCCCCATTTTCTTTAACGATTCGTGATTATTCAGAATCATTAACTATCTCCGATTGTAATTCATCGGTAGACTCTGATATAGTTTCCTCAAAAGTCGGTAAATTATACTGACCTCTTCCGATTCTATATGTAGGTGATTTCAATAACCATACTGGATACTGAACGCCTTTGGTGTTAATCATTTGGACAACATCCTTACGACTAACTTGAGTTGTATTTTCGCCAAACATTTCTTTAGCAACTGCTACGAACTCTTTTTGTTTAGTTTCTATATTTTTCATAATATATTCCCTTTTTCAATTTAAGCAACTTGTGTAATAAACTTATTCATTACTATTCTTGAAGAACGATTTGATTTTAGATTTTGAGTAAACAATCTTTTAATCTCACCTTTCTTAGCATTATCAGATGGTGTTGCCATTTGACCATCTGTAACTTTCATATCATCTCCTGCAAGGAGATAAAATTCATCATAACCTGTATTGTCATTAACTACTAGACATTTGTTTTTTCTAAACTCTGCCATAACTTTTTTTCTATCAAAAACTTTTTCATTACCACCATAATTATACTGAGGAAAGTATTTGTCTAAAGTATATCGGTCAATTCTTTTTGAACCAGAGATAAAGAAACCAGTAAGACTTGTGCCAGTGTGATCTTTCAATGCCTGCAATAATGACTCTGTCATACCGTCTCGGCGACTAGAACATAAATAGTTTTTCTTATTTGATTTGTTTCTTATAATAATATTATCGTCATAACCGAAAGTTGTATAATAATTATTATTCTCATCTGTACCCCAACGCCCAGAATTTAATTCTTGCATTTCTTCTGCTTCTTCTTTACTTATGATCACATATTCATTACCATCAGAACAACCGTCAGTCAAGAAAATTGTATTCATCTTATCAATTGAATATTTGTTTTGAAACTGAGGTACCATTGTCATAGCAGCAGCGATTGTGCAATTTAATGGAGTAGAACTTAATCCATAACCTTGAGGTGAATCTGGTACATAACTTTTCCATAATTCATTTTCTTCAACTTCATACGATCTACGGTATCTACTACTACCCATATAATCTTCATACTTAATACTAACACCATAAAGATTTGACATCGCCTCTTCATGTTCTTTAGCAGTCATTCTGGAAGAAGCAAAATTGATTAGTTTTAAATATGGATCTATTGTTAGATCGCCTGGTTGATATTTAGGTTTTTTAGATTCGATATTAGGTTCACCGTGATATCTTCCATTACGACCAGAGTTAGAAAATGCATATACTTCATAAGGTATATTTACTTTTCTACAAAACATAACCAGGTTCATTAATTGGTGAATAGTTGGTGTAAGTTTATCTGACATACTACCTGACCAGTCAATAAACATCATCATACCGTGGTTCTTGCCGTCAGGAGTAATTGTCAATCTTTTAAAGATATCGTCATTGTACTTATAAGAATGTAATTTAAGAGGATCAACAACGCCAGACTTATCTTGTTTTGATCTAGTATAAGCAGTAGCGGCCTTTTTCATTTCAAATTCTTTGACCATATAATTAACTGATTTACTATTTGATCTTTGAAACTTTTTGTATTCAGCAATTAAAGTTGGATAAGACGATCTATAAGAACTACCGTAAGCACGATCATCTCTAAAACTATTAAATCTAGCAGATTTAAAATCTGATAATACTTTTTTATAATCTATAACAAATTCTTTTATATTTTTAAACTGATGAATATTTGTATAAGCATTGTTTTTGCATTTATCATCAATTAATTTATCTTTATTATCTTCCCAATAGTTATCAGTTTCAGCAGATGGTTTGTATTCAGTACTTTCGCCCTCATCAACATTTTGTTGACCTCTTTGACCAGTAGTATCGCCATCATTATCTGAATCTGAATCTTCATTATCATCTGAATCATCATCTGCATATTTTGATTTGCCACTCTCATTTGAATCTTCATCATTGTTATCGGTGTTATCTGAATCTGAATCTTGATAATCTGAATCTTCATCATCATAATCTTCGGTATCTGCCATATCGTGTTGGTCAAGACCTTTTGTTTCTGCCTCGTCTTTACAATATTCTGACAACTCTCTAGCAAGAACTACAACATCATTAAAAGTTTCTAGATTTTCCATCTTCTTAACTATTAACTGTTCGGCAGTTGTGAATTCTACATCTGATTTTACAATCGAAGTTTTGAAATGCATATTTAATCTATCAATCAAAAGCATTTGGTTGACATCTTTATCTTTAGTACCGAAGAAATTGTTATCAATTAATTCTCTATAACCGTTTACGAATGATCTAACGATACCTGGATATTTTCTTTTAACTAATTTTTCGATACGAGCATCCTCAATAACATTTAAGAATGAATGTGGAAGACCTTCATCTAAAGCAGATTTCCAATCATCCTCTTTTGTGTATAATGCATGACCGATTTCATGTGCAACTAACAGGTCGACAATATCATTTGACATATGTTTCCATATAGGAAGAGTAAGCACTCTATTCTTTACATCAAAAGAAGCAGTCTTAACTTTTCTATGAACGACTGTTAGGTTTTCAGTAGCAAGAAGATTCGCAAGATAACTCTTTGCTTCTGTATTGATAGTATTTTTCTTTGTCATATACACTTATCCTATCATTTTTCGGTGCATAAATCAAGCACTTCCGCCCGAAAGTTGCCATTTTATCCTGTTGATTTTGTTGAGTTTTTTCGATTATCTTGAAAGTGTTGCAAAAATACAACACTTTTCTCGGCATAATTTGACTATTTTTGCCGTGATTCTCTACTTTTTGAATATAAAAGTGGGTTCAAATTTACGACCTGTGATATCAGGTCTAGTAAATTCACCCATATATTGTTGTTTTTGTTTGGTTTCTTGTACATCACCATCTATTGTTGATACAGCAGAACCCCCTTGTTGAGTCGATAATGACAACCACCAAGTATCTGTATGTTTAAAACCTACTGATTTTGCAAGGGAAACTGTATCCTCTTCAAATGTCTTATATTGTTTAGTGTTTGCAACATTCAATGCTAAGTATTTACCGTCCCTAAGACCCTTATATGCGTTGCTAATCGTCTGTTTTAAGAAGTTTTCTTTCCATGCCTCTGAAGTATCGAACTTAATACTGGACTGTTCAGGTTCATCACCGTATGCTTCCCAACCGAAATACGGTGGACTTGTAAATACAAAATCTAACGAATTCTCTTTCGGTATGTATGTTTCACTACCTTGTCTTAATAGTGTATATTCTTTATGACTATGTCCATACTTATCTCGTATCTGCTCTAATCCCTCGTATGTAGGTATGCAAGGGTCAGTACCGATGTAGTTTACGCCTGCAGCAATCGCCCCTAGTAAACGACCACCATAACCCATACTTGGATCCCATACTGTACCTGCTTCGGTACCTTCGAGTGGACTATCTTTCTCAACAAAAATATCATACATCGCTGCCGCGGCAGTTGGTCTAAAATTAGACACCATTTGAGTACCTGAATATCGTCTTAACATTGATCTCATATCTGAGTCTGTAATCTGATGTGGTGGTTTCTGTTTAAAAAATGTACCTGTAAGTATTTTATTAATACCCTTCTTTAAATGTTCTTCATCATTCCATATCTCAATCGGTGTTCTCATCTTACCACATTTAATACCCCAAGCGTGTTCCATAAAAGACCATGCAAGATTTAAACCGTGTGCTGATTGACCTATGATTTTATTTTTACGATCAACTAATGTATCTCTTTTGAAACTAAGCAATTGATTAAAGATTTCACCTCGCCATTTATCATCTGTTGGATAATATGGAAAACCTTTATTAATCCAACTGTCGTGTGTCTGCTGTAGGATATCTTCGTTCATATGTCTAAATGCGTTCATTAAAAGGTAACTCTTTCGTTTCTAGATAGAACTGGTTTTTCAACTTTGTTATCTAAACAACTCTTAATTATACTTTCTAATTCATTAAAATATTCTATGTTGTTTTCATATGTAAAGTTATAATTAAATGCTGTATGCTTACTATATGTAACCTTGCCTGTTGCCAATAATTCTTCTCTAAAATAATCGTCTAGTGTATCAATATAAGCATGAGATATATTTTTTATATTTTTCATCAATGAGGCATTATCTATTACACTTGCTCTACTAACTGATATTAATTTACCTTTAAATTTTGAGAGAACACCGTCACTAATTAAATGCATATTATTTTCTGGTGGGGCAGAAACAACTATCGTATTAACTTCATCTGAAATTCTACTGTATCGACCAACAATCTCTACATACTTTGTCTGTTTTACCTTTTGACCTATTGCACCATAACCAACTAAAGCAATTCTATCAGTTTCTTCTATGTATTGATTTATCCAGTCAGCAGTAGATTGAGCAAATGGTTTTGTATTGACAACACCTATGCCTCGTTTCTCACATTCTTCTAAATTTACATTATCAAATCCGTGTTGTCTAACTATAATCCATTCTAGATTAGGAAATGCTTTGTAAGTTTTTTCGCCTACTTTTGTGAACTGTACTGACAATACTTTTACATTTGGATTAACAAATTGTAAACTATCGTATTGACCGTGAGATTCCCATTCATAATCTTGTAAAAAATTATTCGGTGCAAATTTTATATCTTTTTTATCCTTTAATACGATCATTTAATACTTTTTCAAATTCTTTATAATACTCTAATTCACTCGGTAGTCTATCAACAAAATCTTTCTTTATCTTGATTAACCGTTCATCTGATTTTCTTATCTCTATTATTTTATCATAAAATTCTTCTTTTGTAAAGCATCGTTGCCAGTCATCGGTAACCAATATATTATTAGTGTCATAGTCTTGCCATACAAGCGGAACAACATTACAAGCAAGCGCCTCGTGATATCGACCTGTAACTGCTGTTTGATCTATCCAATTAAAACATAAAGTAGATAAACTTCTATCTAGATATCCTAATGTATCTTTGAGTGGTATCCAACTTCTTACTATCTTAATAGTCTTTGGCCATCTACCGATAATTGCTGATGTTATTTCAGGTTCTCTACTAATAGATTTTATAATATTTGATCTTTCATCACCAGAGTTTTTGCCGTTGATTGTTTTACTTTTATCAGAACCCCAATATACAAAGTCGGTATCTTTATCAACAGGAAATCTAAATGTATTATGTATATAATGATATTTCAATCCTTGTAAACACATTGTAAAATCCATTTCATCTATTGTTTGAAATGACTTTGGTTTTACATGACCTTCGAATGTATAATCTAAAATTAAGTTTTCATCAACACCTCTATCTTGAGTTATTAATATAATATCTTTATTATTTAAATCGTCATATAACTCTCTAATCCACCCTTGAGACTCTTCTATAACTCTAGGACCTACAGCATTTGTAAAATAGATAAACTCTTGAACGGCAGGAAAAACAATTACATCTGCTTCTTTAATTACTTGTCTATCTCTTGTTGCACCTTTTGATCCATAAGCAAAATTATAATAAGAATATTCATGTTGTGGATTACTATCTTTATAATATCTAAAAGACTCATAGAATACATCCATACCATATTCTAAAACATCTGTATAATTAACTTTCTTTCTTAAACTTGCAAAACAGATTTTCATGCTTTTCTCTCTTCTGGACATAGATATTTCCAACTCACAGGAAAATCTTCTCTCATAAACATATCTATACTGTTAGCAATAAATCTTGTTTCTTTTTGAGTATCAGGTTTACATCTTAGATTACATACACGAGCAAAGGCATATAAAGTTCCTGACCATATCCATTCAGTCATCATACTTTGTGGCAATACACTTCTTGCTATTTCTGGTGCAACATCAAAGTAAATAAGTTCCTTATATATTTTTATTGAAGTCTCTATATGTTCTTCATATCTTTTAATCACTTCAGCTGGTAAGTCAACTAGACCATCTGACCCTTGTTTAGAATCTTTAGGTCGACCTCGCCACTCTTGTATCTTTTGTATTTCAGGTTCGTCTGAAACATATCTTCTTGAGACTTCATTCCAAGATAATCCTACTTGATGTTTTACTAATTGTCTTGCAACATAAATTGGTGCTTGTATTCTAAACTGTGCTGAAGCGTGTGCAAATGGCGACCAATGATCGTGTGCTACAAGATACTTAATTAGTTTCTCATCTTTATCAGTCATTTCATCTGCAACCTTTGAGTATGAAACTCTGGCAGCATTTACCACAGATAGATCACTACCCATTTTATCTAATCGTTCTACTTTCATATATTACCTCCTATGTTCCAAAACAATATGTCACCTTCTAAAGACTCAATATTATTTTCTAACCACCACCATGCTTTTCTATCCCAAGTACCATTACATGGAAAAGGTATTTCGTAATCAATCATCATATCATCAAAATCAAATTCTGTTTTATATACTTCGATAGAACTTGATGACATTGAATGACTTTTATATTTTTCATAAATTGTTTTTACGTTTGATACTGTAATACTATGTGCCTGTTTTTGTGAGTTAGAAAACAAATCATTACCAGGTGAGAATGCTTGAATGATAGGCGAACTGGTCACACCAGAACCAGCAGATATAACTAAATGATCCACTAAATGTTCTTTAAACACTTCGTCTGCTCTTTGTTTTAAAATAGTACGATAATCAATATGGTCAAACGCATATGGTAACATTTGTATATCTTTTTGTCTTGCATAAGATTGAACTTGAGAATAAAGTATTGCCATCATATTAGGTTTCAACTCATAGAACTCACAATCATTTTCTTTTGCTTTGTCTAGTATGAACTGACTATATGTTTTTGATGGTGCATATGCATAGATAAATTTTATACCTCGTTGTTTACATAGATAAGACAATGCCCAACCAGACCAAGAACCATTAACTGCAAGATGTATTAATGGATAGTTAGGATTTAAATTTTCTAATAGTCTATCTATACCTGCCATCTTTCCCCATGGTGGTAATGTATCACCATCGCCCATAAGATCATCTCTTTTGACATAAACATTACGATCTTTTAATAAATGCAACTCAACTGGAGTATTCAATCTCATCTTAATAATATATTTCTAACCTCATCATTTGCCCACACATCTGCAACTAAATGAATACGAATATCGTCTCCGCCATTGATTGCTGTATGTGGTCTACGAGTATCTAGAAACCAACATTCTCCTTTACCCATATTATATTTGTTTTCTTTGCCATCATTATTCCAAGAAGTAAATACAACTTTATCATTTGTCTTTAATGGCATATGAAATCTCAACATCTTTCCATCAGTAGTTCCCCATGTAGGGTCCGTTTGATCGGTATGTCTTGCCAACTCACCTCCTCCTGGTTTCAAAGTCATAAATCTAACTCGATCAAACTCGCCTGGTAACTGATTTAAAAAATGATCAATCTTACTTTCTAACTTATCATATAGATCAGTCTTAACGATAGGTCTATCTTCTTTTAAATCTGCTTTCTTATCTACATAGGTACTATCTTTTTCAAATCCCATTAGTGATAATGCCTGCCAAGATTTCTTTTTATTATAATTACTATTGTGATTAGTATATTCTAAATTCATATTAATTAATTCTTCAACTAATTCATCTATAATATTATGATCAAACGATAGTGAAGTTTTACACATATTAATATTTTCTGTTTCAACAATAGGAATAAACTTTCTACCACCTTTGTAATATACACCAACGATATCGCTAAATGTACTATACTTAGTTCCTACTTTTCGAAACCCTGCTTCTAATACTGATTCTTTATGTGTATTGTTTTCTTCAAAGATATGGCACCAGACAGGTGCTTGTATTGTCTTTAATACATTTATTAAATTATCTTTTGTACCTTTTTCAAGTAGTGATAATTTAGTTATAACTTTTTCACCTTTTTCTATTTTTGCAATAACTGGTCCTGCACCAAACATCTTAATTTCAGACGAGGTCTTTGCTGTTCTCATTTCGAAAACAACATTACCTGTTTGAAAAAGTTTATTCTCGTCTAAAGAAGTTGCCATTCCATTCTTCTTTGCTTTCGCAAATGGACTAAAACAGTACTTGTTATATTCTTCGAATTTATTTGTCCACTCTAAAAGAGTGTCTAATTCAATTCCCTTCTGCCATGGTTTCATTATCGTATCCATAAATAATATCACCTGATTTAGTGACCACAAAATTATTGACCATTGTAGCAGTTTTATCAAGTTCGTTTAAATCTCTACAAACTTTTATAATGCCTTCTTTATCATCTGAAGTCAATATGATGTTTCTATTTCTTTCACTTTCTAATGTGTACATTTCACCCTCCTATGTTATAATTGTGGGTTTAGAAGGCATCATCGCTTGTTGGCGTGCTATCTTCTTCACCGCTTTCTTTTGTGCTTTCTTGGCTGTGTCTAGTTTTAATTTACTTACCAAGTCAGTAAATACATATCCGTTCATATGTTCGTTTTCATGTTGCCATATTCTTGCTGGCATACCATGTAAATATTCATCAACTTCTTCACCATTCTCATCTGTATATTTAGCGTGAACCCATTTAGGTCTTTTAATTGATAAGAATAAAAATGGGAATGTTAAACACCCCTCTTTCATCATTACTGTTTCAGGACTTACATCTATAACTTCTGGATTAAAACAATATCTAAGTTTACCTTTTTCAATTTCTGGATGACCACCCATAACAAACATACGATATGGTAAACCAACTTGATTACAAGATAGTCCTATACCACCATAATTATACATTGTATCTTTCATAACATTACATAAGTCTTGTCTATCTTTAAAATTAAACTCTTTTAATGTATCATCAAAGAAAGGTGCAATCTGCATTAACACTCTAGGATCAGTAGGTGGTATCAGAGGTAGTATTCTTTTACCATTCTTCTTTTCAATAATAGGTGTATTTTTACTTTGTAAGTTTTCTAAATGTTTTGCTGCTTCTTCTATGGTTTCAGCATTTAATTCTTTTGCCATTATTCTGCCATCCTTGTAAAGTTTTTATATTTCTCAAATTTCATTACTCTTGGAAATTTGTCTATTAGTGTATCGCCTTTATGTGATATAACAAATACATTTTCTTTATCCATTGTACTGTTTAATATCTTCATAAATTCATCTGTGCCTGCACTATCTAAAGAACTATCAAATATTTCATCTAGTATTAATAAATTTGTATTTGTAGAATTCTTTAATTTAGCAATCTCTCGCCAAGTAAAGAGTATCGCTAAATCTATTCTTAATTTTTCACCCTCACTAAAAGAATGATAATTAAATACATCACGGTGTCTGGACTTAATCGTTTCATTAAACTCCTCATCAAGAGTGAAATTAACAAAAAAGTCCATGTCCGCTAGGTTCTTATTAATATACTGATTCATTATGGGTAGGTATTGTTTAATGATTTTAGTCTTAATACCAGTATCTTGCATAAGAACCCTAGCAGTATCTATATAAAGTTTTTCTTCTTTAAATTTCTTTTTATCTAAATCGGCTTGTGTTAGATTTTCTTGCAGCTGAGTCAACTCACCTGTTGCAATGCCTGATGAAAATTTTTCATCTGATAATTCTTCTATCTCTCTATTAATCTTAGCAATATATTTTTGTATCTCATTAATAGAGGTTTGAAAACGATTAATTAATAATTCTTGCTCTCTTATTAATATCATTGTATCGTTAATCTTTTTTAATCTAGTTTCTGTGGTTACAATTTCTTTTTCTAATTGTTGCATACCACTTTCAATCTCATCAACTTTAATTTTCTTTTTATCAATCATTTCAGATTTAAATGCTTTATCTATTGCTTGTTGACAAGTAGGACAATCATCATAAGTTTCAAAGAACTTTAAATCTTTTTTATGTTTACTACAAGTATTTTCTAACTTTGCTTCCATAGTATGAAGTTTTTTATATCTTGAATTTACAGCAACTTCATCTAGTATTTGTTTTTGTAGTTTTGCCCTTTCAGCAGTAGTATCGTCAATATCTTTTTGATAATTCTTAATATCGGTTTCACTCTTTTTTATATCTAGTTTTTTAGTATCAATAGACTCTAAATTATTTTTACTGATTTCGTCAATGTGTTTCTTTTGTGTATCTATTTTACTATCAAGCAACTGATAATCAAAGTCTGCTTGTTTAATAATCTCATCTTGTGCTTTTTGTTTTTCTCTAAACATTAAATTCATTTTAGAAAAGATTTCAATGTCTAATATTTCTTCTACAACTTGGCGTCTATATCTTGCCTTCAATTGCATAAAAGGTACAAACGAAGCGTTGCCTAGAATGACAACTTGAGTAAATGACCTAAAGTTTAGTTTAAGAATTTGCTGTTCTAAATGTTTCTGATAATCTCTAACCGCAGCGTCTTGATTTAGCATATCGCCGTTACACCATATCTCAAACTTGTTAGGTTTAATACATCTGATTATTTTGTAGTCTTTTTTACCGACTGTAAATTCAACTTCAACAATACAATCTTTTTCATTGATAGAATTGATTAACTGATCTTTTTTAATATTACGAAACGGTCTTTGAAATAAACCAAAACACAATGCGTCTAACATTGTAGATTTACCAGCACCATTTTCGCCGACAACTAAAGTAGCAGGTGCTCTGTTTAATTGTATTTCTATGAATTGTTGTCCTGTACTTAAAAAGTTTTTATATCTTACTGTTTTAAATATTATCAAATTTATTTACCTCATTACCAAAGTTATCCCAACCTTTACGAGTCGTTCTTGCAAACAATTCTATATAAGGTCCTTCTAACATCTTTTCTATATAACCATACACCTCGTCTGGTTTTCTGCTATGTTCTCGTCTTTCTGATACAACCAATTGTCTAACTGATTTATCAAATCTTTTTGGTTTACCTCTTGTTGCAAGTAAACACATTTCAGGATTAGATCGTGTCCAGTAACCCATACCTGTAAAATATCCTAATGACTTTTGTTTTGTTTTCACCCAAGTAAATCCTACCGTCTTATAAGTGAAGTTCCAAGATTCCAAAACTTTAAAGGCATCCAGTAAACACGGATCAGTAACCCACATAAGAAGAACACAATCTCTATCAGCAATACTGTCAATATCCATATTGCAAATGTCATCAATTGACATACAAGGATAGTGTTGAGTAGCATTTCTGCCTTCACCTTTTTTAGAATATGATTTAAAATACCAGGGCGGGTCTGCATATATTACTTTATATTTCATTCTCCGCTAACAGCATCGGTATCTTGTGCTTCAATAAACATTTCTTTTATCATAACTTTTAATTTATCTTTATCTAAATCAACACTTAATTGATCTACATAATTATTAACCAGTGTAATCGTATCTTCAGATCCTTCAACAACATCATCACTTACATTATGGTGTGATAAATCAGAATAATCTTCCAATATTTTTAATTCGTGTACACTTATGCTATTATACATCTTTTCTAGCAGTCTGTCAAACATTTCGTTATCTTTTTTATTAACAACTATTAATTTTACGAATTTTTGATTATATTCCGAAATATCAAACTTATCGTAATCCGTTTGCGAATCATCATACATTAATTTTTTATAAATGGTAAATGGATTAGGTATAAATTCTATTTCTCTAGTTTCGGTATCTAGTATATGAAAACCTTTTTGTACATTATGATCTGACCAATTCATTTCATATTGACAACCAAGATAGTATATTTGACCATCATCACTTTTATTGTGAAAATGACCACTATATGTTTTCTCAAATCTTTTAACAATACTCTTATCGTATCCATGATATTGTGTAATAGTATCATGCATAACAAAACCATTTAAATCTAAATGTGCTAAACAGATATCTGCCTCAGCAGTATCTAACATATGAAAAGATTGTTTCTCGTTTTCTGGATTGATCCATGGTAACATCAATATTTTAAGACCATCAAAATCTACAACTTTAGGTTCTTCGTATATCCACGGCTCATTGATCCCGTCAGCAGAAGTACATAACTGCTGTAAGGCATTTACTTTATTTGTGTTTCGAAAATATATATCGTGATTACCGATAATAATGTGTGTATCTATTTTTTCATTCCAAAGTCTTTGTAAAAACTTCGTTCTAAAGTTGTCAGCAATTCTATAATTGATAAACTTTCTACGATCAACTACATCACCTAAATGTATTAGGGTCTTTACATTGTGTTCCTTTAAATAAGGAAAAAATATCTCATCATAAAATTTGTGAAAGAAATCGTCAAATATAATGCTGTCGTTTCTTGCACCAAAATGGGTGTCGTTTAATAATGCAATTTTCATACCTACCTACTAAAATTACTTTTTTGTTTTCTTCTTTGCTTTTGGTTCTTCTTCTATTGTATTTCTTTGTAAGAAATCTAACATCTGACTATGGTACTTTGTATCATCACCTGTCAATTGATCCATCATACTTTCAACTCCTGAATTTACGATTAATCTAGATTTAACTATTTGTTGTTTTTTTTCTTTTTGTATTCTTCGTATAAAAGCATAGTATATAATTTGTGTAAAATAAGCAAATGGGTTCTTTGATTTAGTTGGATCAAAGTTGCTCATATACTGTAAACAGTTCTCTATACCATCCGAAATCATATCATCTCGGTAAGTATAGTTTATAAAATTAGGTCTATATGAAAGGTGATTAGCAATCTTTAAAAAACACTCGCCTATATAATTAGTTACAGGAGGATTCTTTCTATTTCTAGCGGCTGCCTTTTCACACTTTAATTTGTATTCGGTCATCGCCTCAAGAAACTTCTTGTTATCTACATAGTGAGGTTTTTGTTTTGCTTTTAATGTTCTTTTTGTTTCCATAATATCTCTTATTATACATTATTTAGGTGCTATTGTCAAGGCCCTATATCATTTTTAAATTTATTTTCGCCTGCTGCTTGACAGTTCTAGGAAAGTGTATATAATAGACTATGTAGTCTTTTGAGAGAACCAGCTATACCTAGTGTACAGTCTTGGTACCATCAACTAAATGGTCGATATCTTCTTCACTATATTCCTCACCTCGTTCTTGTCTATCTAACTCGTCAGCAATCTTTAATATTTTATTAATTTCATCCGTTGTTAGTGGGGCGTGTTTAGGCGTTTCGTTTGTCAACTTATTTAATATAACTTCGTAATAATGTGATAAGTCTTTGGTTGCTTCAACAACCGTCATAATCTTGTCTGTTGGTATTCTAAATGAATTTGTAGTAGTAAAAGGTATCCAAGGTGTAAGTGTGGAATCTTCTTTAATACCAAAACCTGTGACTCTTGATAAAGATTTTAATTCTAAAGGATTCTTAACTTTTAAATATTTGTTATCACCAAGCTGTACTGTTTGTATTATCTTTCCTACTAAAAGAGTACCATCAGTCAACTTGATCATTTGGTAGTTTTTTATATCTTCCATACTATTATTTATCATTCTTTTAAATCTATGTTATGTATTTCGTAATCAAATTCTTCTTCGGTGTATATATTAATTCTTTCTTGAAAGTGTTTAAGTGTATAGTTTTCTTTTGATTTATAAGTTAAATCATCTGCTATATCATATAGAGTAGCATTCACTTTATTATCACCTAATCTTAAACCACGACCAATAGATTGTAAGTTTCTAATTCTACTTTTAGAAGGACTGGCAAAAACTATGTTATGTAAATTTTTAATATTGATACCAGTAGAGAATGTGCCATAACTTGCGATAATAATAGCATTGTTTTCTTTCTCTACGATTGCTCTTGCCTGTTCTCTTTCATCTGTTTCTACACCACCGTGAATATAAAAAATTCTTCTTTCGTCATCCGCTTTACTTTTTATAATATCATATAGATTCTTGCCATGTTTTTCTACTAGTTGAAATAAGACTAAAGTATTTCCTTTTGCCTTGAGTGCTAGATTTCTAATAAAATTATTTCTTGAGGTACTACTAACTAAATAATCAACCTCATCTTGATACTTACCATTGACTACCATTCTTGAGTTTTCTTCGGTGTGTTTTAATATTAGACAACGAACCACTAAATCAGATAGTTGTTTTTTATCCATAAGTTTTTTAGTTGATGTAACCTTATTGACAGCACCAAACAAACCTTCTAATACTAGTTTATGTGTATGGGCACCATCGAGTGTACCTGTAAGACCGATACGATATTTACAACCAGTTAGTTTTGACATTATTTCTGTAAGTGATTTTGATTTAAATAAATGTGCTTCGTCACCAAAGACAGCACCAAACTGATCAAAATATTTTTTCGGCAACTTATATAAACTCTGCCATGTAGATATTAAAACTTTTTTAGTTGTTTGATTTGAATATCCACTATACAGTCTATGACAATTTTTTTCTACATTCCAACCATAAGATTTAAAATCAGAATACATTTGCTCAACTAAAGATGTTGTCGGTACAATTAATAGACACCGATTATTTTCTTCATCTTTAAGTAGATGTGAATAATATCTTATGAGAGAATATATAATAAATGATTTACCTGAAGCAGTAGGACTTAGTAGTAATGCACGATTAAATTTTAGACTATGATATATGGCGTCTATTTGATAATCTCTTGCTTCGAATGATTGACCTAGACTATTAGAAAACTTGGTAACAATATCTTTATCTACTTTATTATCTATATCAACATCCTTACCAGCAACTATATGATATCCTCGTTCTTCGGTAAATGCTTTGATGTAAGGATATAATCCAAAGTATATTTCTTTTGTTTTTTGAGAGAATAATCTTATTTTACCATCCCACATACGATTACGAAATGCAGGCATAAACTTATAACCTGGTACATAAAAAGTAAAAAATTCTGAAAGTTCTCGTTGAATGTCAGATTCACAATCAACCGTTAGATACACCTCGTCTTTTTTTTCTACAATCAGCGTGTTCATAGATTAAAGTAACCAAGTCATTATGCTGTATCTTGTTCCGTTTTTTACTTTCTTTACTTCGTGTGGATACATAAAGTTAGAAGGAAAAACAACAGCAGATCCTTGTTGTTTAGGTGCAGTAAACAAACCATCGCATAATTCAAATTCACCACCATCATAGTCATCATTTAAAAATATTAAAGATGTAAGATGTGGATAACCATATTGTTGTCCGTGACTATGGTGAATATTATCTATATGACTTTTCATAAATCCGCCCTTAGCATAACGATTGATTCTAAAGTCAGTAAATTTTTGAGGTTTTATTCGAGTGTGTTCTTGAGTATATTCTGAAATTGTTTTCACGAAAGCAGTTCTTAAATGATTATAATATCCATGACTATCATTTTGTCTAATCCAATATTCTTTCATATCAACTTTAGATGTGCCTAGATTTTTATTATGATTTGAAAATGTTGATGTATTCCACTTTGCGTTTTTATAATAATGTGATATAATTGAATTACATAATTTAGGATCAACGACTTCTGGATAAAATTCTATGAAGTCAGTAACCTTTGGTTTATAATCTTCAATAGATGGCGGATTGTAAGTCATGGTGTTCTCCCATTTGTCCTTTGATATGTATATTCCAAGATATACTTATGCGATTACTTTTTGATGTGTTTGTATTCACCCAATGCATTAACCATGACGGAAATATTATTGCTCTATTTGTTTTAGAAGCATATAATAATAGATTAGAATTTTCAGTGGTGTGTTCTAATTTTCTTGGTACCAGTACATCGGCCGCAGGTCTAGGGTCTTGAAAAGTAATACCTGCGTTTTGATCAGAATATAAGTAATATACTCCACTCCATAAATTATTTGAATGTGTATGTGCTCTATGCATTTCGCCAGGTGCAATTATATTTGCCCACATACCTGACATGAATAGATTTTCAAGTTCAACATTGTATTTTAATGTTTTCATATTCTCTAAATTCTTTTTTAGAATTAAATCTGCTAAAGGTTGAAATTCCTTTTCGTTGTATAGAAAAGAATGTGTTTGAAAGTTTGGTTTATTTTTATCTCTTTTTGCCCATAGTTTTTCGATATGTTTTTTCATACCTTGAATAAAACCATCTGTATATTCTGGTCCTTCTAGTGAATTGATAAAATCATCACCTATGAATATGTTTGTAGGAAATCTTTGTTGATGTTCCATTATATTGCCCCGCTAGTAAACTTCTTCCATTCAATAGCATTCTTAATTAAGAAAGTTCTGTTATTAATACTTCTCAACACTTGCTCTAAATACTTAACCACAGTATTAAGATAGGCAACTTTTTGATCTGCCTTTTGTAGTTCTTCATCTGAGTCAATGTAGATATGAACATCTGCTTTTAATACTTTAAGATCAAATGGTTTTTCTTTGTATACCGAAGCGTCTGCTTTACCAGTATAATATTCCCATTTTTCTCTTACAAGTATTTTATGATCATACTCTGCCTTTTTTAAGAGTAAAGAAAACTTGTTAAAATGTTGAAGATATTTGTTATGTAGTAGAGGTATCTTAATTGATTCTGAATCTAGTTCAGTATCATCTAATTTAAAATCCTTACTAACCTGTGCTTGTAATTCGTCTAATGTCATAGTGTATATTATATCACCTTATCGGTGAAAAGTCAAGGCCTAAGTAGTAGAAACTTGTACTATATCATAATTTAAATAATTAAAACTTGCTGAAACTCTCAAGTAATCAACATCGGATGCTTGTACATCATAAGATAAACTTCCAATAGAAGTTGGATATAAGTTTTGAAATCTTATTTCAGTCTTTACAATATTTTTACTATTTAATATTGACAATGTGGCATCCGCATATATACCACCCTCATCAAGAGGTTTTGGTACAGATGTTCCTGTTGCAGCAGTGCTTGAAGTAGTTCCAGGAAATCTATCAGAACCAGATCCTTGTAAATTTGCAAACTGTTCGTGATTTTTAGGAAAACCTAAACCACTTATCCAGTCGTGTAGTTCTTTATAGTTGTTTAAATTTTCATCTACTAGAAATGATATATCAAAACTTTGATATGATATATTATCTCCAGGTACAGGATAATCATACATTGAAGTCGGAACAATTGCAGACCCTAAACTTATACCAGGTATATTTGCCGTTTGACAAAAGTATTCTACCAAAGGCATTTTAGTACATTTAAATCTAAACTGTATAGGACTTGCATAGTCCATTATTCCGGGTTGTCTATTTTGAATATTTGTTTCAGTCATACTACTATTTATAATAGTTATAGAGGTAAAAAAAAGGGGGCCGAAGCCCCCTCTTTAAACAATTTACAATAAGTAAAATTACATAATGTTAGTAATTTTTACTCGTCTGTAATAAATGTTTTGGTCACCAGCAGCTACTGC